GTCCTCAATGAAAAATTCGGCTGGGGAACAGGAGACAAGGCAACAAGATTGTCAAATTTCTATGCTTATTGCCAGGCAGACCTGGATGATGCTGCTACAAGGTTTGATGAGGATGCTCTTTCACACTTCTTGTCTAAGTGTGAGTCAAAAGGTATCAAATTTGCAACAGTCAAAGGAGGTCTTACGGAACATGAGTGATAAGACATATCTTGACATTTTGAGGGAGAAATATGGCCTGTGCCCAACAGTTGAGTGCATACACAGAGAGGGCAATGTTTGCAATGTTACTGGCAATGCAATCATTGGCACAGCCGACTGCGAGAAGTATGAGGTGAATAAGAATGCAGGAAATGACTGACTGGCTTGCAGAAGCACGACAGCTTGGTAGTCAGTATCAGGGCATGGATGCATATGAGATAACTAAAGCACTTGCTGAGAAAGCAGGTTACCACAGGGAAACCATTGAGTATCAAGATGGTACAAAGCATGTCGTGACTGAATACACCCGCCCCTTTGATGCTCAGCTGTCCGCTGCATGGTTCTCATGCTTCGGAGGACTCTTTATGAAGAGGGCTAATGTGCATTCTGGATTTCTTGGGGAGCAGTGTGTCGATGTTTCCGTTGACTGCTTCCTGCGGTTTATGAAGTACCTTGACCTGGACAGGGTTGAGTGCAAGAAGCAGGTTTTAGTTTATGCTATGCGGTGCCTGGACGGATGCTATAAACAGGCATACAGAAACATCCCTTCTGAGTATAAATTCGATGCCTACAAGAAGACAGGAAAGCGTACCTTTGAGTTCAAGAAGGTACTGGCACAACAGTATTGCAGTTTGGATGCAATGGAAGATGACGATTTTTATGATGCTTCCATGAGAACAAGCATGGCAAACAGCAGTATTGTTGATGACCTTCGTGTGAAGCTCAGAGGTAACAGATTTGGCTATCGTCTGCTAAAAGCAATGTTGGATTCCCCTGGAAGAATTGATTTCTCTAAAATTGACAAGTTTGTGTTCATCCGTGAAACAGAGCGAAAAGACCCTATGACAAAGGTACTCCTCGCAGATGCATATAACGTGATTAAAGAAACACTTTTTCGTGATTATCTGGAGAAGACAGGTCACATTAAGCAGAGGGCTCCGCATGGAGTGTTTTACACGAATGAGGGGAGAAGATATGAGGAAAACTGATGTCGCTTAAAGTCTGTTCATATTCTGTCGATGTTGCACAATCTCTTGGGGTCCATTCAGCAGTCATGTTGGCATATTTGTCCTCTTTGGGAGCAGAGTCAGTTCCAGTGCAGGTGAGTCGTTCTGTTATTGAGTCAGCCACAGGCGTTTCTGTTAGTGAGCAGCAGAGAGTTGATGCAAGTCTTGGTGGATGTGGTATTTTACGAATTCGACCTATGAAGGGTTCTGACAAGCAGGAGTATGAGATTGATTCAAAGCGTGTCGCAATGTATGTCAAGAGCAGCGACCTTCTGGCCATTAAAGCCGAGTACGCTCAGCAGGGTGGAAAGACACAGCGGCCAACACGAGATTGGGCTGCACAAGCAAAAGGAGGGGTTAGTACAGATAACCCCGTATTGATGCAGAAGTACTGTGACTGGTTGGATAGCTTGCGCAATGCGAAGAAAGCTCCTGTTTCCCGGGAAAGCGTTAGAGCACAGCGGGCTATGCTGGAAGCACTCGGGAAGGGTGAGGACTGGGAAATGTCCGTCCTTGATGAGGCAATTAGAAAATGTTACTCTCAACTTGAATGGACAGACACATATAAGGCAGCAACCGGAAAGCAAAGCAGCGGAGCAGGTTACAGGGACGTTGCTTATAGCAGCATTTCTGGTGCTGATGAAGAATTTACCGGGGAGGTTATTTGATGCTGAAGCTTGAGGCACAAGGTTATGTGTCCACTCCGGACGAGGATTGGGTTGAATCCTGCTGGTATAAGGACCATTGCCAGAAGAAGTTTTGTGGCCCAGGGCACGAGAAGGATTTCTGCAAACGAAACTATGTGATGAATCAGCTTGCAGATTTTGCTCTTCTGCAAGGGAAGCAACGATATCCTGCAAAACTGCAGGTTCCAAGAGACGATGCAGAAGCATATCGGAGACTTGTAAACATCCAAAGCAACATTGGTGAATTTGTACAAACTTCCCAGAATCTGCTAATTTACAGTAAGAACACAGGGAATGGGAAGACAGAGTGGGCTAAAAAATTGTTGTTGTCCTATTTAGTTAGCATCTGGCCTGTAACTGCTATTGAATGCAGAGCATTATTCGTTTCCATGCCAAGTTTTCTTCCGTCTGCAAAGGACAGTGTTAATGGCAGAAAAGAAGTGTTTAGTCTGTATGACTATGTAAAGTCTGTGTGCGATACAGCAGATTTGATTGTATGGGACGAAATCTCCTACAAACAGTGGACTGACTTTGAGATTGCAGAGATGCAGAGAATCATTGACAGGAGAATCCAGCTTGGGCTGTCTAATATTTACACGTCTAATTATACTGCAGAGGAGTTATCTGGTCTTTTGGATACTCGACTTGCCAGCCGTATTGTTGGAGCATCCAATAAGGTTGAGTTTGTAAGCGGAGATAAGCGGGGCAAGAGCCTTGCCAATACACCGGAAAACGGAGGTAGAAAATGGTAAGTGCCGATAAGAACCAGCGAATGTCCGGGACACTCGCAGAATTAAAAATGTTGAATTACGCCTTCCAGACTAATCGATTTGAGGTTTTGTCTGAGAATGGACTTACAGAGGATCATTTTGACAGGTACAAAGACCAGTACAAATTCCTGAAGGAATTCCATGAAAAATACCATTGTTTGCCCTCCAGAGATGTTTTTACGGCCCGGTTTGATAAGAAATGGGAATGGACTCAGGTAACGGAGCCTGCGGAGTATCTTCTGGAAACCTTGCAGGCGGAGAGACTGTGGAGAAAGACACTTAGCGATTATGGGCCTGCGATGAATGAGGCAATTCGGGAAAAAGATCTGGAAACCTTTTACACGATTTGCGGTACTGCTGCAAGAGACTATTCTGGGACTCAGCCTTCAAAAGCAGAAAATGTGCTTGCTTGCAGTAAGAAGTATTATGATTCGTATCTCGAAAGAGTAAATAGCCCACAGTCCTCCTTCGTAACCACAGGGCTTAAGGAGCTTGATACCATCACTGGTGGGTGGGACTTGAAAAACGAATCGGCTGTTATTTGTGCAAGAAGTGGTGTTGGTAAGTCCTGGTTCATGACTTTCTTTGCCTGCGAGGCTGTTAAGAAGGGGCTTAGAGTTGGCTATTATTCGGGCGAGATGGGGAAGGAAGAAGTATGGGGAAGAGCCATGACCTGCTTGTTCAATATTCCTAATGGGGCTATTTCTCATGGAAACGAAAGAGTGCAGCAGTCACTTGAGAGAAAGATTCAATCTCTGCCAAGCCTTGGGTTCGGAGACTTGCTGGTACTTACGGGAGTCAGTAAAGAGGGTTCCATAACTGTTTCGGAGCTCAGGTCCTTCATTGAGAAGGAGCATCTTGACATGCTATGTGTTGACCAGGTATCGCTTATGGAGGACGAGAGAAAAGCAAAGACAATTCGTGAAAACTTTGCAAACATCTCAAAAGACTTACGTGCATTGCAAAGAGAAAAACGGATCCCCATTCTGATTGCTGCACAGTTAAACAGAGAGCAGTATGATGAGGGCCTCGGTCTTCGTAACATTGCAGAAAGCGACAGACTTGGGCAGGATGCCACAACGGTGCTTGTGCTTGAGCGAAAGGGTGAGAATGTAAATGTCCTGCTTTGCAAGTCACGTGGGTCTAAGAGCGGGGATACTTTGACGTATCACTGGAAGCCAGACAATTGGGAATTAAGCTATCTTCCGAACGAAAAAGATGCTCTCGGTGGGGTTTCGGCTGAGGATGTCCTGCAAGACTATGAAGTTGCTGATGACGTAAAGTCTAACAATGTGTTTTGATAAAGGAGCGCTGACATGCCCGTAATTATTGGCGATAAACAGCTTACAACACCTATTGCAGACATATTGAAGTCTTTACAGGGCCAGTGCCAGGCTCTTGGGAATGGGAAACTTCGATCTGTGATTGTAAAGCCAGGGGGCATCAATGCTGTCATAACCTGCCCGCACCACAAAGGCGGGCAGGAACACACCCCTGCTTGCAATGTGCTGCTTGAAGACAGGGCAGGCGTTCATGCAGGAACTGCCTACTGTTTTGCCTGTGGGTACAAGGCTGGCCTAATTAAATTAGTGGCCGATTGCCTCGACTGTTCTTATCAGGATGCCGAGGGATGGCTTCTGACGGTTTCAGACTATGACGTTGTGGAAGAAGATTCCATTTTTGGTGATTTTATACAACTGCCAAAGCAGATCGAAGCGTCTGCAGATGACGATTATCCAATGCCAACAGAAGAAGAACTTAAGTCTTATGAAAACATTCATCAGTACATGTTCAAACGAAAGCTAACTCCCGAGGTTATCATGAAGTTTGAAGTTGGATATGATCCTAAAACAGATGCACTTACGTTTCCTGTTAGAGTTGGCGGAAAGTGCCTGTTCGTTGCCAAGCGGTGCGTTCATACAAAACGATTCTTGATGCCTAAGATGGCCAATAAGCCAATATACGGGTTGGATTACATTGATGATGGCACAATTATTGTGTGTGAATCAGTAATTAACTGTTTGACTTGTTGGGCATACGGTAAGCAGGCAGTTGCTCTGTTCGGTACAGGGTCGCAAACACAGATCGAAACTCTTAATAACCTTCCAAATGTTGGTATAATACTCGCACTGGATGGAGATTCCGCAGGACGCAAGGGCACCCAGAGAATCGCAGCTGGGTTGCACAACAAAGTAGTGTCTGTGCTTGAAGTTCCAGCCGGAAAAGACATCAATGATTTGTCAAGGGAAGAGTTCTTCAATTTGAGGGAAGTTTTTTTGTAAAAGTAGTTGACTTTCCAGTAGCGGTGTGCTATAATCGTCTCGTAAGATGAAAGTAAGGTGTAACTGGTATGAAACTAAGTGCTGCGCAGCAGAAAGTGTTGGACGAAGCGAAGAAGCAGATTAACATTGCACGATCTTGTAGGACATACAAGGATTATGTGTATGCCACATGTTTCAATCTGAGCAATGCTTACAAGGATAAACTGGTTTCTGATGAGACTTTTGCAAGATACTGGGAAGACCGAGTAAACGGGGTTGTTAGAACGCACTGCAACAGCAGGGTTTTGCAGAGCTTGCAGGCCCAGGGGCTGATTGAGGTTCTTCGGGATTCCACCGGAGAGGCCGCTGGAATTGATGTCATTAAATTAGTGAATTATTAAATGGAGGGAACTCATATGGAAAACGTAGCAATTAACTTTTTTAAGCTGCCGAAGAAGGATGACGCAATGGTTGTTCGCCTTTTGGCAAAGAATGTTGAGGGCATCGAAAGATACCCGATGCATGAACTTGTGGTCGAGGGGAATCGAAAGCGTATGATTCGTTGCCCCGGAGAGGGCTGCCCAATTTGCGCACAGGGATATGCCACAACCGAGCGTGTGTATCTGCACATGCTGTCTTGCGAGAACGGGGAGGAATATGCATGGGAACGTCCCGCAAAGGTTCTTGATGCTCTGAAAACTATTGAAAATGACTGGGGAGACCTGGAGAACGTTTGCCTGCGCATTGTCCGTACTACGGATGAGTTTCCGCAGTATAGCATTACTCCCCTGCCCCCCACGAAGTATCCGGCACTTACTGATGAACAGAAGGCACGTATTGGTCAGAAGGTGTCTTTCCGTTATGGCAACTACCGTAGCAAGAACGAGCTTGCTGAATACCTTAAGACCGGCGCCCTCCCTCCGCACCAGAAATCTCAGTTCCTGTCCAAGGAAGAATGGCTGGCAAAACGTAAAGAAAACGCCCCTAAGATTACTGTGAATCCTTTGGCAGGAAAGGCTGCTCCGGCAGCTGCCCCTACCGCACCTGCATATGCCACCAAGAAGGCAGCAGGATTTGAAGACATGGAAGATGACCCGTTCATGAGTGACGGTCCCTTCTCTGCCCCGA